ATAGATCTTCAAGGCTTGCTGGCAATGCAGGTGGAAGAACAATGTAATAATGATTTCCTTTCATTTGTCCGTCTGGTAGCTCCCTCCATTGTCTCCGGTTTCAAGATGGGAAGACACATAGAAGTTATATCAGAAAAACTACAACAAATAGAAGATGGAGAGTTGAAGAGGTTGATGGTCTTTCTCCCTCCCAGGTCTTCCAAGTCTGTCATATGTTCCAAGCTATTCCCGGCATGGTACATAGGTCGCAACCCCGAACATGAAATACTGACCATCTCCCATAGTGATCAACTCAGCAGTGACTTTGGTCGCTCTGTCAGAGACATTGTAAATACAGAGGAATTCCAGAAGATCTTCCGGGGTGTCGCCCTGAAGAGCGATGTACGGGCCGCTGGCAAGTGGAAGACAAATCAGAACGGTACTTACTATGCTGCCGGTGTCCGTTCCCAGATTGCCGGGAGAGGCGCTCATGTGGCGATACTGGATGATGCAATGTCCGAGGAAGATGCCATATCCTCTGCCGGTCGCAGGTTCATAAAGGAATGGTATCCGGCAGGACTCAGAACTCGTATCATGCCTGATGGTGCCATTGTCATAATCAATACCCGTTATCACTATGATGATCTGTGCGGATGGCTGCTCAAGCAGCAGGAAGACATGTCAGACTATGAAACAATTCCCTGGGAAGTCGTGAAAATACCGGCATGGCTAGATGAAGATGCGTCCGAGCTTCTGGATTTACCTATGGGACACAGCTACTTTCCAGAGTGGAAACCAGATCGTGTCTTGCAAATAGATGAAAATGAAATAAAAGCCAGCAATGGGGCCAGATACTGGAATGCCCTGTACATGCAAGATCCAACACCGGAAGAGGGTGGTCTAATAAAGAAAAGGTGGTTGCAAGATTGGGATGATCCTGAACCTCCCACCTGTGATTTCATAATACAAACCTATGATACTGCCTTCTCCACCCGGACAACAGCGGACTTCAGCGTTATTCAAACATGGGGTATATTCCATCTCTATGATCAAGATGAGGGAGGATATGAAGATTTTTCTTCCAACCTGATTTTGCTAGGTAATATAAAGGGAAGGTTTGAATATCCCGAACTTAGAAGACTCACACAGAAATTATATAATAAACATAAGCCGGATATTTGCATGGTGGAGAAGAAAGCCAGTGGACAGTCTCTCATCCAAGATATGCGAAGAGCAGGACTCCCGGTACTGGAATATAACCCTGATCGAGACAAAGTAGCCAGGGTCTATGCAGCTTCCCCCATAATGGAAGCAGGTCGTCTCTGGATACCCAAAGGTAAGAAGTGGGCTGATGATCTCATTGAAGAATTGATAAGATTTCCCAATGCGGCTCATGATGATCAGGTGGATGCCCTTACAATGGCTGTACATTACATGAAAGAATCCTGGCATCTTACGCACCCTGATGATCCAGAATATAATGATGAACCCAGAGAAAAAAGAGCGACATACTGGAATGTATGAGAAATATTCGTTGTTTCCAGAAAAGTATGATATAATAGTAGTATGACCAAAAAAAGGGAATTGTATACATATGACTTATGCATCTGATTTTAGAGAACTTGCTCCTCTTCTTATGCGGAAAGACGGTGGTGAAGCAGCTAATGAAATAGATGAGGCTGCACCCACCAGTAAAGCAGCACAGGAAGAAGCCGATACGCTTTCTTCAGAAGATGGAGATACATCTGAGTCAAAATCTAAAGGATCATCTTGGAATCCTTTCTCTATTTCCCTTGATCCTTGGGCTGATCCAAAAGATAAAGATGCAGCAAGAGCAGCTTTGTCAAAGGGGCTGGGTCAGGTTCAAGATTTTTTTAATATTTTTAACCCAGATAGTTTCAAAACAAAAGCCGGTGGTGGTAGAATAGCTGATGATTTTAGAGCAATTGCTCCTCTTCTTACACGCAATAAAGGCGGTGATACATCTACTGTTAAAAATAAAATGAATATTGGTGGGGAACCACACCAGCTTTCTTATATTAATTCGGATGAGGCAGATATTTTACGACGTCTGGGGGGTAGTGGTCGCCCTGTCAATGGTGTTCCTGCTTATGCTATAGATGCAGATATTGGATCAGGTTGGAGTGATCCGGCTGATCCAGGTGTGCAAAGCGGTGTTGATGATACTGCCATTGACCATTTGACGCCAGCAGAGAGGGATCGGGCAACTGCTCTAAGCCAAGTTGCAGCTCTTGGCCATCTCGATCCGGGTGGTCCAGTTGATCCAGATTATGATTATATACATAAATTTCAAACCGACCCTCCTGATTGGTGGGGTAAGGGAGAAAGTCCACGAACACCTCTATCAAGAGCAGAACAGGAACAGTCTCAAATAGCTAGTCGATCTGAAGGTGGTGGATTATCTACAATATATAAAGCTACGGGTGGTCGTAGTTCTCGTTATTTAGACGAGTATGGTCGAGAAATTCTTCTTGAAGATTTGGAAGATGAAGAGTTTGTATACGATCCCAATGACCCCTACGCTGATATTCCTGATCCCGATATTCTAGGTCTTACAGGTTTTCATAGCAGTTATGATAGAGCACCTATAGATTTAGCAGTGGCGGGTTTGTCTGCTCTTGGCTTTCACGGAGCTGGCCCATTCATGGCGATTACCACACAACATGCCAGACAGAATTATGTAAATTCAATACGAGCGCAGTATGATTTAGCACCGATGGGAGTTCTTTCGATAGGGATGACCAAGGAAGAACAACAATATCCAGTAACTGTAAAGGAACTGGCAGACAAAGGACAGTTTGGGGATCTGGGTACAATCACTGGTGGTTATGGTCGTCTAGACCGGGAGCCTACTGAACAAGAAATAAAGGATTGGACGAAACCAAGTGGTTTTTGGTATGAGCTGTTTGGTCGTAATCCATATGATATAATGATGCAAGAATACCAAGACAAAAGAGATAGACAGGCCTTTGAAGAAAAGGAAAAGAAAACATGGGAGGGTATCCGATCAGCTATGAAGGACGACAAAACTGATTGGGGTTGGGCGCCTCCTCCTGGTTCTCCAGCCTCTTTTCCTCCTGATCAAGTAGATCTTGATTGGGATACGGACAGCCAAGAAGATCTTAGTGGTGCTGGTGATGATTGGGGATCATATACTGATTTTTGAAGATGATGATATTAGTGCTAGTAATGATAGTAGCTCCAATAATGATACAAGCGGTGGATACGGGCTTTAATCTCAGAATAGGAAAAGACTTAAATGGCAATTGAACAAAATCCTTTTGAAATGATATCACAGGCAGTCAGCAATGTCGTACCCATAACTGAAATGGAAGAGAGTGCTGATGCCACTTTTGAGGTTGATCCTACAGATGGCGGTGTTATCGTAGATTTTTCTGAGAATGTGGAAATGGAAGCCACTGGAGATATTATCGAGTGGTATGGAGATCTATCAGAAACTTTGGATGAGGATGATCTGGGAGCTATTGCCAGCGATGTTATAGATAATTATGAAGCCGATAAAGATTCCAGAGCTGAGTGGGAGTCCATGTTTGAAAGAGGCTTTGATCTACTAGGTCTGAAGCTTGAGCAGGGGTCGGAACCATTTGAGGGTGCTTGCACGGCTGTGCATCCCCTTCTGATTGAGTCGGCAGTCAAGTTCCAGTCCAAGGCTTCAGGAGAACTCTTCCCTGTGGGTGGTCCTGTTAAAACACAAATTCTAGGTAAATCCACTCCAGAGAAAGAGATGCAAGCCAATCGAGTTCAGAACTTCATGAACTATCAACTCACAGAGCAGATGCCTGAGTACTTCGATGAGTTTGAAAGAATGCTGTTCCATCTTCCCTTGATTGGATCAGCCTTTAAAAAATTATATTATGATGCCAGCTTGAAACGTCCTGCCTCTGAGTTTATTCCTATTGATCAGTTCTATGTGTCTTACTATGCAACTAATTTGAGAAATGCAGACAGGTATACACATGTAATATATCGCAGTCCTGTGGAAATTGCCAGAGATATACGAGCGGGAGTTTACCAAGATATCGATCTTCCCACACCTTCTCAAGGAGATATGCCATCATTCACAGAGAAGATGGATACTATTCTTGGTTTGTCTCCCTCTTCTGATCATGATCCACAATATATTTTATTGGAACAGCATTGTTATCTGGATATCGAAGATGATGGTGTATCGCTTCCCTACATTGTTACTGTGGAGCAACAGTCTCGACAGATATTAAGTATCCGTAGAAACTATAAGCAGGATGACCCGAACAAAGAAAAAATAAGCCACTTTGTGCATTACAGATTTGTTCCGGGCTTTGGGTTCTACGGCCTGGGTCTTATTCATTTTCTGGGTAATCTGACAATGAGTGCCACAGCAGCCATGCGTTCCTTGATTGATGCTGGGCAATTTGCCAATCTACCTGGAGGATTCAAGGCCAAGGGAGTCAGGATGGTTGGTGACAATGATCCTATCGCACCCGGTGAATTCAAAGAAGTGGAAGCAACCGGAATAGATCTTTCCAAGGCTATTGTGACTCTCCCCTATAAAGAACCTTCTGCCACGCTACATCAAATGCTTAATTTTGTAACTGTTGCTGGACAGAAGTTTGCGGATAGTACCGAGCAAGTGATTTCCGATGCAGCCTCATACGGTCCTGTAGGAACTACAATGGCTTTGCTGGAAGCCAGTAGTAAGTTCTTCTCGGCTATCCATAAGAGAGTACATAAATCTCAGAAAGATGAATTCAATATACTTGCCCGTATTGATTATGATTATCTTCCCAGGGAATATCCTTATGATGTTCCCTACGAAGATCGTAGCATATTCAAGAAGGATTTTGATGGTCGTATTGATATTCTTCCAGTGTCTGATCCTAATATTCCCAGCAACGCACATCGCATGATGATGGCGAATATGGCTTTGCAAATGGCACAGCAGTCGCCCCCAGGTATGTTCAATCTGGAAGCTCTCAACAGAACTATTCTTAATGCAGCCAATATGCCGAATATAGAGGAAATCCTTCCTCCCAAGATTGAGCCGCAAAAAATGGACCCGGTATCTGATATTATGGCAGCTACCAAAGGGATTCCCATTGCAGCATTTCCTGGTCAAAATCATGATGCCCACATACAAACAAAGATGGCATATCTACAAGATCCAATGAATGGTTCTAACCCGATCATGCAACGTATTCGTCCTATATTGGAAGCCAATATTCAAGAGCATTCTGTTCTGAAATATCAAGAGCAAATGAATGGTATTTCCAAAGAAATTATGAAGGGAATGCCAGAACAAGCTGGTAATCCCGCTGCTATAGAAATGGCTCTGGCACAAGCAGCCCAACAGGTAATGAATGCCAATCAGGCAATGGGTCAGGCACAATCTCCTGAACAACAACTTGTAGCTCTAGAACAAGCCAAAGTCGAGTTGGAGAAACAAAAGATTCAATCTAATGCTCAAGCCCAGGCTGCTGAAATGGAACTCAAGAATAAGAAATTTGAGCTTGAGGAAAATTCACAGATTATCAATATGATGGAATCCAGTTCCCAAGACAACTTTAAAAATAAAAAGGATGATCTGGATAGAAAATTGAAGATTGATTTGAAATCTATGGATGTGGCTACACAGACAGAACTGAAAGAAATTGAAGAAAATTATAAAAAAGAAATTAAAAAAATGGAGTTGATGGTCAAGAGTATGATCGAAGAAGAGAAAAAAGATAGGGATGATCTGGATAGAAAATTGAAGATTGATTTGAAATCTATGGATGTGGTTACACAGACAGAACTGAAAGAGCATGAAATAGATCATCAAAGAGAAATGAAAGAAATGGAATTGATGATCAAGGATATGATTGAGGAGCGAAGACTTGATTTTGAAGTTCAGAAGGAAGTTTCCAGAGTAGTCAATGAAAAGATAAAGAATAATTTTGAAGATGCTAAACAACAAGATTTAAATCTTATGATTCAAATAGCAATTGATCAAGTGGAGGAGAATGAAAATGATGAAGAAGGGTAAGGGATATCCTGA